CCGCAACGGCTGGAGTACCCGCTGTGGTGAGATCAGTCGGCGAAGTGTCCTCCATGTGAAGGGTTGCCTGATCGCTGACCTCAAATCGCGGGGCATCACCAGAGACGCTGACATAGTCCGCAGCATCCATGGCAATGACGGTACCCATCGGCACCGTACCCGCATCGATAATCGGCCAGCCGCCAAGACGGCCAGAACTGATTTCGTCACGGAACGGGAAAACCCCAACACCCGGCATGGCAATCAAACCCGCACTATTCAACTGTTGCGGGTTCATCAGCCAAACTGGATTGCGTACGTTACCAGCAGTGCCAGTGAGCAGCGCACCGCTGATTTGCTTGATGTCACCAACGAGAGCGTTGAAACCACCGCCAGCCGTTGGCGTGAGTCCAGCAACACCGTTGAGAATACCAGCAGGACGAACGAGCGTTGCCGGATTAGCATCAAGTAACACTGCGTCGAGCGAGACGGCAGTATCTTCACCAATGGCATTCCGCAACAGTCCCTCGATAGCAGGAACGGAATGTTCACTGATTTCCCGCGTCCAGGTCGTGATGACTGCCATCTTCTTTGGCGTCAAGGTCTGCGAAGTGAACAAACCCTGACGAACCGGAATAGGCAACCCTTCACCAACAAACGAGCCGGCAATCGTTGGGGTACGTGCACGAGTCGGAATGATGATCTTGCCATTCGTTCCGAACGTCAATGACAAACCGGCTGCTGACAGTCGCGGAAATACTGACTTCGGCATCAGCGTTTCCATGAACGCAACAACGATCTGTTGAACGAGCTCCGCCGCCCAGCCAACTACCGTAGTCATAGCTGGTGCAGAAGCGGCTCGCACCGCCCATTCAGTAACCACACGAGTTTGCTCATCGTCGCCATAGATGGTACGACGAATTTCATCCACCGGCTTTTTGTGGAGATGCGAGAACAATTGCACGGTACCCGCACGCACTAACAAGTCGAGTGGAGCAAGTTTCTTCGGAGCCATGCCAAATGGCCGAGGCTGTTGCGTGAAGGCAGTGCTCCCCTTTGCCGTCGGCAGCACCGCTGCTGCCGGAACGATCGCACGCCCCGGAGCCTCAGCAGTCGCAGCCAGATGCCGCTCAGACTCACGCAGCACGCCTAGGCTGCGTTCCTCCTTGGCAATATCGGCATTCAACTTAGTGATTTGCTCGAGTTGGTCATCACTGACATTGCTGTCATCGACCTTCTCTAACAGTGCATTGAGTGCATCTTTGCACTCCGTCAGGCGCTTCTCAGCGTCTTGAACACGTTGCGAGAGTGACATAGTCACTACTCCCTGTCTAGCATTACTCATAACGGCTTGCTTGCCGATGAACCTGCGACGCTCAACAGGATCTTTATTGCCTTGCTTGGCAAAGACCATGTCCAGTGTTGCGGGGGAAATTCTGAGCGACTTGGCAACCGCCAAGGCATTAGGATTGGCAGGCACCGACACCAGTGAAGTCTCCACGAGCTCCTGTTTAAGGAACCGGAATGGACCCCAGTACTTATCGGCATCCTCATCAAGAAGCTTCTTCTCGGTCGGGCGGAAACCTACCGACACTGCCTTAAGAATTCCGGCTGCAATCAATCGCCGGATCTCGTCAATGCGATCTGAAGTACCTTCTGGTGCCAACTCCAGGTGACCCTTGAGTTGCTTATTCTCAACCCGCAGATTACTCCACTTACCAATCGGGAAGTCACTGCGGTGACCGAACAACGCAATAGGATTGCGCTTGAAGTTTGCCAGATCCCAGCCATCCGACATGATGACATCTTGCATGCGATCCTGGGTTTCATCGGACATCACGAATTCCATGCCTTGCACTTCAGCGGCATGGGTACGATGAACTACACCTTTAGCGGCTCGATCATCCCAGAGAATTTGGCAAGCATCGTCATCGAGCTCATCGCCGCAACGATCCATGAAGTCCTCGTAGGACTCGTCGTCTTCTGGTTCTAAGACGGTACGAACCTTCATGCGATTTCAACTGCAAGAGCAAACTTGCAATCGACCTCCTGCTGCACCGGATGCTGCCGAGTGCCAGATCGCAGCTTTATGAAATTGAATGACTTGGTCCATTCCTCTCGGACCACGATGGTAGTATCAGGGCTGGCAGAGATAGTGATCTCATCACCGTCCACATCGTAGAGATCGTTATACCCATTGCCATCCGCCGATACCTGAAACGTCATATTGCCTTTGGTATACTCCTGCGGCACTGTGATACGCAGCAGGTTGCCGCCGGAGCAATCCGCACCATCGGAAAGCGACTCACCTGCCAAGATGGTTGGTCCGTCAACGATCGAAAGCGTCATGGGGTAACCTCCACGTTAAGTGACATCCGAACGACGATGTTGCCGGACATGGCAACCTTGGTAGAACCGTCAGCCAGCACGATCCGTAATTCTTGGTAGTAGATCTCTGGGGCGATCGCTGCGGTATCCGTACCAGCGATCGTTATGTCTGCCTTTACGCCACTCACAGCGATACCGGCAGTCAAGTCCTTATCGATAAGCGAATTGACTGCGTAAGGCGAGGTAGCCAACCACCAGCGGAGGCTCGTTGCCGCTGCTAAGTCATATCCCGTCATATCGACAGAGATGACTTTATCCTCAGCACGAATTAATTCACAATTCTGGTTCAATCCTGCAACGAGGACAATTGGATCTGGCGTCATCGGCGTTCTGGCACTATGATATCTGGCGTTGGTTTAAGTTCTAAGTCGTAGTCTTCATCTCGTACCGACGACGTGAAAGGGAAGCGGTGCGCCTAGCAGCAGCGCCACCAGCATGGCAAGAGCTATGAGCGCAACAATAATCATGAACACCTTCTGGATGTTGGCCGGAATAGGGAAACCTAACCAGCCCATCAGCCACATAATAACCAATCCAACCAGCACCAAGATCGCAACAGTGATTGCGATATTGATAATTCCTAACAGTATTCCGCCGAGCGACATCATGCGATATCCTCCGCATCAGATAAAAATCGATCCCAGTCTGCAGCAGGACCGACTACCACCGTCCAAGGAATAGTCTTAACAAGATCGTGTTCACCACCAGCGAAGTGTTGTCCGATACGCTTGCACTCTTGTTCACTGCCGCGAAAGAATTCAGCGACACCCCAATTGTCGTAATCCTGCTCTATAATCTTGTAAGTGACAACCCATTCCATATGGGGTCCTCAGAAGATCAAGGTGCTCGCGTCTACGTTCTCGGCGTACTGTCCTGCCACTCCTAATGCCATCGTCAACGCCACTAAACCGTCTATTCGTCCGGTCGATTTATTCTTAGAAAGTTTACGGTTCGCATCATCCTTCGAGTCAACAATAGCACAAGCAGCACACATAGCCAGAACAGGATGATTGCCATGGGCCAATTGCTTTTCCTTGATCGCTCCCTCTAGATCGTGGAGCGCAGGTGACATAGACTCAGTACCTTGACCAAATTCGAAAAATACTTCCTCGATTTTTTGCTCACTGAAACCAGCTTTAATCAACCATGGAGTAAAGTGCTTCATATTCCAACGATCGAAACCGAGCTTGTGAATTTGATATCGACCGAAGATATCAAAAAGATATTGCGCAACGTACTCGTACGACACTGTGTTGCCTGCAGTAGTCTGCAAGAAGCCTTCCTGCTGCCACTTATCGTACGGCACTCGATCCTTCTGAGACTTTTCCCGTAGTCCAAATTCTGGCAACCAAAAAGTTGGATGGACTTGCCAGACCCGATCTTTCTTGCCGATGAGTACAAGAGCGGTCAAGTCTGCGACGGAAGAGAGATCTAAACCGCCGTAAACAACAAGTCCATCCAAAGGTTGAGGAGACGCACCGCAAGTTTGCCAAACCGATTGAGTAACGAAAGGGTTGTTAATCTCGACACGTTGATTGAGCACCAGGTTTCGGTACTCGGCTTCCCGCGCAGGCATCCGCCGCGCATCTTCCGCCATCGAAAGCACTTCAGTCTTATTTAAAAACGACCCAAACGCAGGATTGGCTTTCTTAATCGTCTTTTCGTCGAACGGGTCAGCATCCTTAGGAGCAGTATACAAACTTACGATCGTTCGCGGATCGTGGCCAGCAAGCGCATCGTCGATCAAGATAGATAACAAATCATTGTCCGAAGGTGCCTGTGTGGAAATGATGATGCTGAGGGGATCTTCTTGAGCACCTGTGGCAGTTTCCAAGGCTTCGTATAACGAAGATCGAGGACCACGCACTTGCCCCAACTCGTCATGTACAATAAAACTTGGCGAGAGACCAAACGCGGTGGAGGCTTCCGCCGACAACGCTCGATACTTGGTACCATGTTCGACAAAAAGTAATTCCTTGGCGGTGTCTCTAATGGTAACCACGTCTCGTAGTTCTGGCGACAACCGCACGATCTTCGACGCCAGCGAAAAGATCACACCGGCTTGGTCACGCGATTGCGCAGCGGAATAGAGTTGCGAATTGCGCTGATGGCTCGGTCCGCACAAATGGTTCAGCAGCAGGAACGCGGATAGGCTAGTCTTAGCATTCTTGCGAGGGAAACTTAAGATAGCACGGCGGGTACCATGCTTGTTGTCATAAATGCGACAGATTTCTTTCTTCTGCCAGGTCTCGAGCTTGACAACCTGTCCGACTTTCTTCCCCTCAGGAATACGGCAGTACGTTTCAATAAACCTGATTACCCTCTCGCCAGTGACTTTCTTCGGTGGCGGATCAACTTTAACCTCTCGCTCAAGCTTCGGCATTAACGTTAATCACTCCCACATAGTCCGAGATTTATTTTCTGTTGCCCGGACCTTAGCAGTACCAGCAGTACCCTTGTTATAACTCGATTGCTGCGATAGCCGCATCTTCGTTGCCAGCAGCATGATCATTTTAGACTCTAATCGTCTTTCACGCGACATCTTATTCCACAGCTTCAGATCAGGCACCGCCGCGCGTTTAATCTTCGTCATAATCTTATCGATGAAAACTACCGCCGCTTCATGCTTACAATACTGCGCTAACAATCCGTGCGTCTCTCGAGGAAACCAATTTGGCGGCATACGGTCTACAACTTCACGCCACACCTTCGCTTCATCATCATCTAAATTCTTTGGCGGCTCAGGACGAACAACATCTGCGATTTGTTCAATCGCGATTTCCTCTGCGGACTTACGCCCTCTGTTTATAGGCATTATTGATACTCATTACAAATTTAACCA